CTAGAAGCAAAGTCGTATCCTCCTCCAAACTGACCAAACAGTTGATTCTGCAAAGCAGATAACTCAGGAGCAGCAGTATACCCAGCTGAAGATACATAAGGCATGCCAGTTGCAGGATCTGTAGATCGGGTAAACTGAGAAGTACCAAATCTTGTTGTCATTCCAACAGGACGAAATGCTGCAGCAGCTGAAGCCTCTCTAGCCGCTTGAGCCTGAGCTGCAGAAGCCCGTTCTCCAGCAGCTTTAGTTTCGTCAGCCCCTGTGAAGATATTAGCTATACCGCTTACTAATTTACCCATTATAATCCTCTACTATATATTAAATACATTCTGTTATCCTGTCCCACAAAAGGTTGAACATGTTTAAAACCGATTGTCTCTGAAAACTTAATTAACTTGTTATCTTCTTTGTCTAACATAGCTGCTAAAGGCACTGTTACTAAATTCTGTAGTACATCTAAATCTTTAAGGTATTCTTTCTTTACTTCTGGTGTCCACTTAAATACATCTGTATGAAACCAAAGCATGTTACTGTAGAGTTCTAGATACATCGTATAATCTCTACGATTTACTACTGGTACTTTTATCAAGCTGTACGCTTCCACATACGAACTACGATAAATGGCTGTACGTTAGCGTTAGTTGCACTTTCACCCTCAGTAGTCATATTTACAGTTATGCCAGTATTAGCTGTTTGAAGTACGGTTACTCCACCGCCAACACAAGTAGTAGCTCCCACACCTTGAGATGGTTGAGAACCCGCACCGCCATAAACTAATCCACCAGACGACCAGTGGATATGACCAGGATCTGATACTGAAGCAGTATGAGTATGACTTACAAGAGTAGCATTCTTAGAACCACCTGTCTCTTCAGCAGTATCAAAGAGCGCATCACTAGCATCAAGACCAACCATAACACGACCTGCACCAAAGGCAGTCCATGTACCAAACCCTAAGAGTGTGTTTGGATTAGAAGAACTAGTTGCATTAATGTAGATAGAACCAACAGGGTACATAGATTGGAACGCAGCAGTTACAAAAGCTGTTGTTGCTAACTGAGTTGTACTAGAACCAGCACTAGCTGTAGGGGCAGCAGGAGTACCTGTAAATGTAGGAGAAGCAATGTCTGCTTTAGAACTAATAGCACCAGAGATAGAGTTAAACTCGTTATCTATTTCTGTACCTTTAACGATCTTGTTTGCATCACCTGTAGGTAGTGTATCTTTAGTAGCAAAGTTTGTGGCTTTGGTGTAATTACTCATAGTGTTTTACCTTGTTTAAGGAAGAAGTCTATCTTCTGAATTGAGAGAGGAGTACCATCAATGTCAGACTCAAAGCCTAACTGAAGAACAGTACCAGAACCTGATGCTGGAATGTTAGCAATATCTAAAGCAATACCATTAGTGTATGTAGCTACGTTGTATTCTGCTGTACCATATTCCCATACAGTTACTTGCTGTAATGTAATACCACGAGAGAAGTAGTTCCGAGTATAATCATAGCCCCACTTAATAGCGATAGGCTGATTAGAACCACCAATGGCTGTTACATTGATACGCTTAAGAATCTTATTTGTAGTAGCAGAACCAAAGTCAAAGTAGTTAGTGAAGTATGTCATACGATACTTAGCACCGTCATCTTCGTACAGATTGTACTTACCTATGTAGCCTGGCTTACCAATCAATAAGTCTCTAGCTTGAGTTACACAGAAGGCTGTAGGGTTAATCTGTTTCCATACAGTAGTTCTAGCTGCTCCATTTTGCAGTACACCTCTAGTGTCAAAGCAATAGGTAAATCCTGAACTAGGTAAAGACAACAAGTAGAAAGCATCTGTAGGAAAGTATGTAGCCTTGATATTCTTAGCTGTCTCTGATGCTACTAAGGTTAAGAGTTCATCTCGTACATTCTTAGAGATATCCCTGAACGGCAATGACTTCTCTTGAATCACACGCTGTAAGGACTGAACACCAGTAGAGGACAAGAACAATAAGTCTGTACCAATTGATGCTACAGAATCTCTAGCAATACAGCCCACACCTACAATAATATCTTCCAGCTTCATCTGTGATGGGTCTACTGGGTTGCTATAGACAACAATGTGCTTAGTACAGAAGATAATCAAGAAGCCATTATGATCTGCAATAGCTACGATAGGATCATTATTAGGAACTACTTCACTAATGTTTAAATATCCTGATGTACCAGTTTTCCATTCAGCAGGGTTCAGTAAGTCACTGAAGTACACGGTCTGTCTACTACCAGCCATGTCAGCTACCCACACACGACCATAAGCAGTCATGACACAGTTAGGAGTAAAGCTAGTTACAGTCTGTCCTACTGGAAGGTTTGTAGCTACATCACCTAGACGCTGGAAACCATAAGAACCAGTATGAGCATGGGCAGTAGCACCTAGCTTATGATATAATAAAGTAGGTTGTCCTTCCTGAACAAGGATAGCATGTCCTGACGGAGTAGCTCCTGTGTCATAAGGCATACCGCTGATCTGCCAGTTATCATCACTGATGGCATAGGTTAAGTTAGCTGTATCGTCAGAATTACGAACCACAGCCTCTGTTAAAGTAGTAGTTCCAGTGTATATCTTGTTGTTGGCTGCAGAGATAACTACAGTACCATCGTCTTTAATAAGCTCATAGACGGCTTTAAACGAGCCTGTAGACGCTGCAGTGGTGTTGACCTTAGTCCACCCCTTACGAGCACCGATACGACCGTAGCGATCGATTACGCAGTTATTAGCCTCTAGTGCAAACCCACTGTCTAACTGAATAGAACTATCTTGAGTGTTTAATCCAGAGAATCCAGGAGCTGCGATCGAGCCAGTTGAGAGAGCTTCAGCCATTAAGTAGCCATCCAAGCAGATTCTTCAATGTAACGACTAGACTCGATAGCGATAGCGTCAGCTAAGGACTGGTTATAAATGAATGCTATTTCACCTGCTAAGATACCGCCATCTTCACCACGCTCTGCAATAGCCCTTGCAGCAGCATTAAAGATGACAGGCTCAGAAGGAACTAATAGAACATCAGCATCAGCAGACAAAGCTACTTGTGGTTTGATGATGTTAAAACGAACCTCATAAACCCCATTAGGAATAGGGAATAAATCTACCTGTGTGTCACCGTTGGAGTTTGTACCGTTGAAGTTATAGTACGCAGGAGAACCCTTCTGTACTGAAGTTAAGAGGAACTGTTCGTTCATCCATCGACTAGTAGCATTTTGTACTATGCTATTACTAGTATCATTTAAGACATCAAGAACCCTAAACCGTTGTCCAGAACCAACAAGAACATAGTTAAAGATAGTATCAGAAGTAGAGGCAGTAAGTGTTTCTGATAAGGCATTCCAAGCATAGGCATCTTCTACCTGACGCTTAGCATCGTTAACGAACTCACCAATAAGTTTAGAATAAGCATTATCCGCTACAGATGAAACCTCAGTTTCCCGTAGTCTTCGCAGTACAGAATTTACCAGCTGGATGTAGTTCATAGTTGCCTATATTATATCACAATTTATTTAAAAAGTCAAGCATTATTTCTAGCAGTCCCACTTCTTGAGTGCTAAAGCTTTACGAGTAGGTCTATCCTTCTCATCCTTCATAGCTCCTTTAACACCACCCATACGAGCACAAAAGGACTTACGACGACCAGCTGCTTTAGGAGACTTTTTAGCCTCCTCAGCAGACACTGGAGGCTTAAGATTAGATCCTGTCTTCTTATTGTAGTAGTCTCTGCCCTTCTGATTGAGTCCACCTTCAGGGTTTTGGAATGCTTTCTTAGGCATTATTTCTTCTTAGCTGTCTTAGCAGCATCCTTAAAGTCTTTAGCACTAGGAGCACCTTTAGAACCTACTTTACGCATCTTCTCACCTGAGCCAGCAGCTATACGCTTCTTCTTGGCTGCGATGTTAGAATATAAACCAGGCTTAGTAGCCACGACTCATACCCATCTTCTTAGCTGGTTTAGCTTTAGGAGTAGTCATCTTAGCTCCTGTTTTCTGAGCATATGACTTAGCTTCTTTCTTGCCCTTAGCTGTGTATGGGAACTTCTTGTCTTTGACCATTGGCATATTATTTCCTTTTCTTTGGTTGGGGTTTAGATTGTCCAGCTTTGGATAAAGCGATTGCAATAGCTTGTTTCTGTGGCTTTCCTGACTTTATCTCTTTACGGATGTTAGTAGAGATAGTCTTCTGTGATGAACCTGATTTCAATGGCATTATTACGCTCCATTCTGATAAGCTGTAGACTGATGTAATTCCATTGTTAAAATAACTGACATAGTAGAGCCTGTTTCTGTGGTGATTTCAATGTAATCGTATTCGTCAAGAACTACCCTACCATCAGATAACTGAATGTATTTTTTAGCGTCTAGTGTTGTAGAACCTAGAATAACAATGTCATCTCCTTCGCTATGGTCATGCCATTCAGCAGTAACAGTCTTGTTAGAACCTGTGCTATTGGAGATGTATAACAATGTCAATATGGCTTTACACCCTTTAGGCACAGTGTAGATAACTGTAGGGGTGTTAGCTACAATATTTTTACCTGCTGTGAGTTCTCTCATGGTTTACTTTCTAAACACCATCTCTGAAACATAACTGATAAACGCACCAGCAACTGAGGCAACACCCATCAATGCCCACAGAGAACCTTTACTACGCTCTGCCATAGCCACTAACTTCTTAATGTCTACTTCCATAGCATCTACTTTACGCTCTAGGTTGTCTACAGACTGAACTAACTTACCGTACTCTATAGGGTTAATGTCGCTCATGCTGCACCTTTCAATGCTTGAATTTCAACGGC